GGAGACTCATTGCAGATCAATATACGCCGACACGTTGTCTGGCGAGACATCAACGGAGGCACCAACCTTTAGTCCGCCACGAAAAAAAAATTCAAACGAAAAAAAAATTCAAATTTTTTTTTAAAAAAAAAAATCGAATCAGATTTAACCACTTTTTTTTTGTCTGACAACATTCAAAATGGCACCTCTCGTGTATGACGGGCAGTGCTGTCTCTTCGATATTACTATTCACGATGGACATGTTCACTATACTTCACACCTTGAACTTATTCCAGTACTGAATTCTATTGCTAAGAAGTGGGTCTTCCAGAAGGAAAAGGGTGATGCGACACAACGCGAGCACTGGCAAGTGCGGCTCAGCCTTCATAAGCCAAAACGTTGCAGTGAGTTGCTCTCTCAGATTGTTCCAAAGTGTCCTGGTCATTGGTCCTTGACAAGCTCTACAGTTCATGATTCCGCTCGCGTGTTCAATTATTGTATGAAGGTCGACACTCGAATTGATGGTCCATGGACTGAGCAAGATACACCTCCTGATCCACCACCTCGTACGGTAATGGTCAACGCTATGGACAACCATTTTCAGCAGAATGCTTTGTATCCCTACCAGAAATATATTTACGACGAATGTCTTGTTTACAACTGCCGCATCATTGACGTTATCCTTGACCGTACTGGCCACATTGGTAAAAGTGCATTTGCCGAATGGCTTGAATATGTAGGTCGTGCCGTTGAGGTTCCTCCTATTCGTGACATGCAAGATCTAGTTGCTTTCGTCATGGATCAGCCTACGTCTACCGCTTATCTCGTTGATATGCCACGTGGCATGAAGAAGGATAAAATGGCTGAGTTCTACGCCGGTATTGAGAGTATCAAGAATGGATTTCTATATGACAAGCGCTACAAAGGCCGTAAGAAGCGTATTGAGCGTCCACGCATCTTTCTGTTTACCAACACACTACCTGTTATGGATCTTCTCTCTCGTGACAGATGGAAAGTATGGGACATCCAGGATGTGAATGAACCACTCACCCCCATGGTAGATGGCCGCGCAGTGTCCCAGTTCCCAGATGAGGATTGTGACCAATGTGAGTGATGTGAGTGATCTCTTAAAAAAAGAAAAAGTGGCCAGTCTGCGGGGGCGGTATTGTTACAGCGACTTTACGTCGCGCCGCCCCCGCAGGAATAAATTTTCGTATGACCAAAATTTTTTTCTGAATCTCTGCGTAAAACAGATGCCCTATGGACGTCGAACAACTATGCGCGGTGCTTATCGCAAGCGTGCTCCTTACGGTCGGGGTCGTACTACCGTCCCCCGTAAGAAGAAAACTACTCGCGGCTATGTCCGCTCAAACGCTATCGCCAACAAGCGTCAGGACCGGGCAATCTCAAGGCTGTACAAGCTCCGGTACGGTCCGCTCCAGCGTAATCTCCACTTCAACAGTACCCCCATCTTCGTGAATGCCACGCAGCCCATAGCTTTTGACGCGTCAGATTTTACGTGCTCTCGAATCTCTTCAACTGGTGTCACCGCTGTCGGATGCCAAGTATGGCAGGTGAACAACCTGCTTTTGCAGATTACTCCCGCCAGTTCGTTCAATACAGTCAATGGTAACGCGCTATGGGAAGCGAGCCAAAGGGACTATCCAGACGGCGGCCGCTATAAGCCTGTATATGCCGAATACCAGATTGAAGTGTCTGGCCGTCGAGACATTGATGACTGCTGGGTCCAGATGGACCTTTTTACCCAGCATCACGGCTTTCAAACCTGGCAATTAGCCACTGCAGGCACTTCTGTCAACCAGCGTGTCATGCCGTATGCGCTGACCAACATGGGAAATATGATCACTACCAACGAGTTGAATCCGTCGTTGTTCAAACGATATAAGCGCAGGCGCATTCTGCTCAATTCCCAGACGGCTACAACCACTGATACCAACAATGTAACCACCGGCACTACGTCCACAACGACCAATACCAAGTATTTCCGATTCCGTGTCGCTCCAAAGCGGGTACGCAACCAGGTGTTCACTAATCCAGATACTCCTGGCGAAATTGAAGCATCTGCCGGCCAAACCCAATTTGGTGATTATGGCCTGTATCAAGTCGATCCTCGCACCCCATTCTGGTGTATGATCTCAGCCACAGACCGTACTTCCCTGGATGGAGACTCATTGCAGATCAATATACGCCGACACGTTGTCTGGCGAGACATCAACGGAGGCACCAACCTTTAGTCCGCCACGAAAAAAAAAT